GAAGATTTCGCAAGGCAGAAAAGCGCGCGGCTACGCCAGCGGAAGCGATGGGAGATTATGACGCGAAAATCAGACCAAACGGCAGCGGCCAATCGACGCGCTGCACTCCGCGTGCTCGTGCTGGAGGCGCTTGCGCGGACGCCAGTGCGGAGGCCCCGCGAGTGGAAGTGCCAAATCACCGCGGACGACGTGCGCACTGGCCGCGAGTACGAGCGATCCGCTATCGCCGCGGCAGAGCGCGAAGCGGCGAGGGTTCTTCGTAAATAATGCGGCGTGCGGTACTATCAGGTAGCTAAATGGCTCAAAAGAAAGCGAAACTTTCGGCTATAAACGATTTCGCAATCGAGTGGTGGGATGTCGAGCGACCGAAAGACTATCCGCTGAACGCCCGCAAGTGGAAGCCGGCTGCAGTTGTCAAGGTCGCGGCGAGCATCAAAGCGTACGGCTGGCGTCAACCCATCGTGGTGGACGATGCGGGCGTGATCGTAATCGGCCATCTGCGGCGCGCTGCAGCCCGTCAGGCAGGCCTCCCACAGGTTCCGGTGCATGTAGCGGCGGGGTTGTCGCCAGAGGCCATCAGAGGGCTTCGTTTGGCCGACAATCGCACACACGATGAAGCAGAGTGGGACATAGATCTTCTCACGCGGGAATTCGGGGAACTGAAGGCACTCGACTTCGACCTCCGCGCGACCGGCTTCGACCTCCTGCAGGTGGACAGCTATTTGCGCGGCGTCAACTTCACGCCGGCGACCGAAGCCGATCAAGGTCGCCTGGATCAGAAAAAGCCGACGAAGTGCCCTGAGTGTGGACATGAGTTTACGCCTTGATTGGTGCTCGCACGAGGCCGCCCGATACGCCTGCGAGCATTGGTATTCGCGCCCGGAGATGCCCGTAGGGAAGCTCGCTAAGCTCGGGGTGTGGGATGATAGACAGTTCGTTGGCGCGCTGATCTTCGGCTGCGGTACGGGCGGGGTTTCGAAGATTGGCGAGCGCTTGGGTGCCGGGGCGTTCGGCACGGCGGAACTGTCGCGAATCGCGCTCAAGAGTCACAGCGTTGAGGTCAGCCGGATAATCTCCATCGCCTGTAAAATCCTACATCGCGCACAGCCGGGACTGCGACTACTGCTCACCTATTCCGATCCGGCGGCGGGACATCACGGTGGGATCTATCAGGGCGCCGGCTGGACGTACATCGGCAAGAGCGCGTCGGATTCGATGTATCGAGATGCGGACGGCGTGATGCACCACTCGCGGCAGGTGTCCGCCAGCGGCTGGAAGATGTCACGCGGAAGACGGCAGCAGGTCACGCGCCAGGGCGATTGCGAGCGCATCCGGCTGGAGCCAAAGCATCGATACGCACTCGGTCTCGACGCCGAAATGCGTGCTAGACTCGCAGAGATCGCACAGCCGTACCCCAAGCGCGTCCGTAGTGATCTGGCTGACACGCCGGCGGTCCACGTCGGAGAGGGCGATTCGAATTCGACCCGGACGCTCCACGAAACAGTACCGATATCGGGGATTTCGCCTACGACAGAATCGTCCAAAGCCGCTAAAGTGATGTCGTGATCAACATTGCCTGTCTCTATCCGCAGTACTTCCGTGCCATCCTGGAGGGGCGGAAGCGGACGGAATGGCGCGATCGCAAGGGCATAGACAGCCGTCTTGAGAGCATTCGGCATGGCGAATTGCTCGTACTCCAGGAGTCGCGCTCCGACCGGATAATCCTCGCGACCGTCCGTCACGTCAAGCGCTTCCGCCGCGGTTCCGGCTACCGCTATGGCATCCGCATCGCAACTCCAATTCTCAGTAGCGCCCCCGGTATCAAGCATTTACAGGGCTGGCAACGGCGCGCTACGCTGTAGACGTGCCGAACATAACCTACAAGCCGAGCGAGAAAGACCGCGACATCGTTCGCGCGATGGCGTCGTACGGGATCCCGCAGGAAGACATCGGGCGCGTGATCGGCATATCGCACGTCACCCTGCGGAAGTACTTCGCGTCCGAACTTGAGACCGCGGCGATCCAGGCGAACGCCAAGGTCGCGGAGACCTGCTACGCGATGGCGATCAGTGGCCAGCACCCGGCGGCCACGTTCTTTTGGCTCAAGACGCGCGCCGGCTGGCGAGAGACCGACCGTCTGGAGCACGTCGGCGAGGGCGGCGGTCCCGTCAAACTCGAAGTGGTGTACGCGGATACTAAACTCCCCGGGTGATGCAACTCATACTTCCACGTCCGCACCCGGCGCAATACCAGGTTCTTATGGAGTCCAAGCGGTTTAACGTGCTCTGTTGTGGCCGCCGGTGGGGGAAGACCACAATTGCCGTGGACCGCGTTGTACGCCCCACCCTGGCCGGGAAACCATGTGCCTGGTTCGCGCCGACGTACAAACTGCTGTCCGAAGTCTGGCGCACGGTCCACCGCACGCTGGCCCCGGTCACGACCCGCAAGAACGAGCAGGAACGCTGGGTGGAAATCATCGGCGGCGGCAAGATCGACTGTTGGTCGCTCGATGATCCGGACGCCGGACGTGGTCGCGCTTACGCCCGTGTGGTGATCGACGAAGCGGCATTGGTGCCGAACTTTGAGGAAGCGTGGGAACGCTCCGTGTCGCCGATGTTGACCGACTACCGCGGGAGTGCGTGGTTTCTCAGCACTCCAAGGGGCACTGCGAATTACTTCCACACGCTCTACCAGCGCGGCCAGGACCCGGCGAACGAGGAGTGGAAAAGCTGGCGCATGCCATCGAGCTCGAACCCATTCCTTCCGCCAGGCGAGATCGAGAGCCGCCAGCGCGATATGACGGACTTGGCGTTCGCGCAAGAATACCTGGCCGAGTTCGTTGCGTGGGCTGGCGCAGTCTTCCGCCGCATCATGGATTGTGTCGGCGAGATCAGCCTAACACCGGCCGCAATGATCGGCGTCGATTGGGGGCGCACGGGCGATTACACGGTATTTGTCGCGCTGTCAGCCACCGGCCACGTGATCGGGATTGATCGCTTCCGCGGTATTGAGTACGGCCAGCAGCGCGCGAGGCTCGCGGAGTTTTGGCGGAAGCACGGCGGCCGGTGCTGGATCGTCGCCGAGTCGAACTCGATGGGTGGTCCCGTCGTGGAACAACTGCAGGCCGATCGATTGCCCGTGCAAGGGTTCCTCACCACCGGCCCGTCGAAAGCCGGAATCATCCAGGGGCTCGCGCTAGCCTTCGAGCGCGGCGTGATCAGGATTCCCAACGATCCGGTACTGATCGGCGAACTGCAAGCGTTCGAGGGCACGCGCTCGCCATCGGGAGTCATGCGATACGGCGCGCCGTCAGGCCTGCACGATGACACCGTAATGGCGCTGGCGATTGCCTGGGGTGCACTAACCGGCCCGCGCGAACAGGTGAACTACATCAACCCAAACACCGGATCGCTGGGCAGCGGACCGGCGAATTACCAAATCAGCCCGATCTGAGGGGCGAAGGTTTATCGCGGAACGTTGGGGATTTTTGCTTGCAGATCGGTAGCCTGTGGCCACAGCTGGCCGGCCCGCTTCACCTTCACGCATTTGCCGAGTTTGAACCTCTTGACGATTCGGCACTGCTGCCAGATGAACGATCTGCCGGCGCGCGAATGCCACCAGGGATCGTTTGGGGGCGCAATAGCCCACCCTTGCGGATAGTTCGGCTGCGCTTGGAGAGCGAGTCCGGCGAAAAATAGACTATTCCGTAGGAATCGCTTCCAACTCATTAATGGCCTGCTGTAGTTTAGTTGATCGCTCTGACAGGTTTTCGGCGAAGGCCTCCCGCATTAGTTCCAAAAGCCGCTTCTTTTGTTTGGCCGTCATAAGGGAATCGTATCACGGGAAAGGGGCCGAATCGCTCCGGGCCGGTACGCGGGGTACTTGCAATCGTTACGGTAGTTGCGGTAACGTATGTAGGCATGAGGCAACTAAATATATGAAAGCAAAAGGGATCGATCATATGGAAAAGCGCGAACAAATCAAGCGTATTCTGAGCGACTACGCCGAACAGCAGACCAACCGTACGGGCGGTGGAGCATTCGGGCGGGAGGAGCCGACTAGACTGCAAAAGACGTTGGACCAATATGCGGAAGAGATTGAGCAGTTGAAGTTGCACGCCGAACTTGAGACAGCCCGAATGGATATCGGCATCTTGCTTGGTAACTTGGTGGCACACCAGGATATGACCGAAACGCCGCTAGGCTGCGATGATGCGGAGATTGTAAAAGCGATCCGCGAAAAGTGGGAGCCTAACAAAAACGCCTAACTTACGGGCCGAATCGCTCCGGGCCGGTACGCGGGGTACTTGCAATCGTTACGGTAGTTGCGGTAACGTATGTAGGCATGAGGCAACTAAATATGCCGATCTCGGATGAGGCGCACATGGCCGCCAAGATCGCGGCAGCGCAAAAAGGCATCCTACTGCGCCTGTGGGTCCAGGACGCTCTGATCAAGCAGGCAGGCGCCGAGTCGCACGACCGACGACAAGTGGCAGAACGAAAGCGGGAGGCGAAATAATGTCCCGCTCGGAGCGCCCAACGATGACTAGTTGGCAACACGGATTAGAGGAACTCCGGAAGCAATTCGAGATCGCGCAGAAAGCCCTCGAAGGCGCGCAGGCCGAGATGGATGCGAAGGTGGCCGCCGAGCGCGAGCGTTGCGCGAATATCGCCATAGCGGCCAAGGAACCCTATTCGCGAAGCGCCCCATTTGTGAATGGCTGGAATCAGGCGAGTGATTATATCGAGGCTAAGATCAGGAGCGGCGAATGAGTGATCAGCCAATAGTTTGCTGCATTCTCCTCGTCAACGGACGCCGAGAAATGACGCGCCGGGCAATCGCGAGCTTTCGCGCGCAGACCTACGACCTGGTATCGAGATGGCTCATTCTGTTCGATAGCGGACTAGAGCAATTTCGGATGTCTGAGAGCGACTTGGAAAACGAAGTTCATGTTGACGCTCGCGCCTTTGAGGGCTCGACGATAGGCGCGCTGCGAAACGCGGTTAACTCGCTATCTCGCGATGGCCGTGCCGACCTTATCGCCCACTTTGACTCCGATGACGTTTCGCACCCGCGCCGACTCGAAGAGCAGGTCGCGCTGCTCCAAGCGTCCGGCAAGCAGTGCGTCGGATATCGCGAGTGCCTGTTCTGGGACACGCGGCGGCGCTTGCCGGGGGGCGGCTATCGATACGATGAAGCGTGGCTCTACCGTCAGGACGATCCGCGCTTCGCAATCGGTGCCAGCTTCATGTACCGGCGCGAGCTCTGGGAAAAGCACCCGTTCCCCGACGCGCCGCACGAAGACTACCGATGGTGGCTCACCCCAGAGGTGAGCAATAACTGCATGGGCGTGTCGAGCGTCGTACCCCGCGAGGTATGGCGCGACAGTGGCGAGCCGCAGGCCTGGCAGACGCAGATCGACGACTGCGGCGAGCCCCGCATGATCTGCCAGATTCACGGTGCGAACACGGAGCAGATTCCGCGCGAGGTGATGTTGGCCGGCGATGTATGGCGCCGCGCGAGCGAATTCGACGTCTTCTGCACGAGAGTGATGAATCTATGAGCGGATGGCGATTTAAGCAAGTGCTTCACAATGCGATTGTGGCGGACGTGGACGCCGCGCGCAAGGGTTGCCCGTTCTGTGGCGGCAAAGCGATGCAGGTTTCCCCTCCGTATGTCGATCACAAGCCCCACTGCAAACTTATGGCGATAGTTTCGCGTGTGGATGCGTTAATGGCTCTATACCACGGAAAGAGGGTTAGTCTATGAGGCTAAACCTTGGCTGTAGTGATTCTTTGCGCGGCGGCGAGTGGTTGAACGTAGATATCGCGCCGGCGCCTGAGTCTTGCCTGAATCCGGGCGCGAAGATTAGCTACCAGCAGGCCGACCTCGCGCTCCCGTGGCCCTGGGACGACTCCAGCGTGGACGAGATCTACGCCGCGGACATCTTCGAGCACATTGGAGATTGTCAGCATTCGGGTGATCAGTGGTGCGGGCAGTGCATGGAAGATCGTCGCGGAGAGTATCTGCCCGGCCGCGCCAGGGGATTCGACGAGCGTCACTGGTCGGGCCGCATCCACGTCATGAACGAGTCGTGGCGCGTGCTCAAGCCCGGCGGCACCCTGACCATGGAGTGCCCCGACGCGGCGAAGGGCGCGGGACACTTCCAAGATCCACAGCACGTGTCATCTTGGACGCCGAACGCGCTCCAGTACTACACTGACGGATCGCCGGCGCACAAGCGCTTTGCCGCGGCGTACGGCATCACGGCGCGGTTTAATGTGCTCGGAGTGACAGAGCGGAAATACACCGAAATGGCGGCTAGCACATGCGCACACGCTCCACAGTACTGTGGCGTGAGCTGTGAGGTTTGGAAGTTCGCGGCGCGGCTGGAGGCGGTGAAATGAAACGGCGCGATTTGCTGCAACTGTTCGGAGTTGGCGCGGCGGTTGTGCCGATCATCGGCGGCCTGCCGGTTCCCGAGGCTCAAGCATCGCTCATTGAAGTCCCAAAGGTAAAGCTGTTTGAGCCACTCGACCACCTCCCAACGATTATGGATTGTCCTCCCAAGAAGCAGTCTGCCGTACTGTATTGGCGCAACGCAGATGACACTGGAACCACGTACCGGTACCGC